CTGGGATGTGCCAGCGATGTAGCGTGTGGCCAATTCGCCAGTTGCAAGGTATGCAGCTGGGGTTTCGGTCTTAACGAATGACACGATGCCATCTACATCTGCGGCGGTTGCAGTTGCCGCTGTTCCACCTGATGTAAGTTCAGCAATGACTGCGGCTTCGGTTGCTTGTGCGTATACCCGGCGCATGTTATCCAACATGGCTGCGTAGAAGCTTGGGTCAGCGCGGTCAAATAATTCTACGCTGTACCGTTGAAGTCCCTTGTAGGCTTTTACGGTTGCATCAACATAAGAGCTGACAATACCTGTTTCAGATGGTCCAGCACCTTCGGCAGTTTCTGCAACTGATCCTGATGTGGTGATCTTTGGAATAGATACGGTCATACCTGCATTAGGTAGTGAACGTGTACCGATTGCATCAATCGCGCCACGAGCGCCGATCTGGTTGTCTACAACCTGTGATACATACTGAATTGGCTTGAATGCCGGGTTGGTTGTAAAGGAATCGTCAGCTGCATTTACATGCTTTGCATCCTCTGCCTTTGCGTGTGCAATCCATTCTGCTGATTCGTGGTTACCTCGTTGTGCCTTGATTGAGTGTTCCAAGAAATGTGCTTGGGTCTTGATTGGTGATCGCGGCTTGGTGTAAGCCACTGGTGCAGCAGCGTGAACAACAGCGGCTGCTGTTACTTCATCTGCAACTGGTGTTGTTACTTCGTCCACTGTTATCTCCTGTGGTTCATCCTCGGCAGGGGTTTCTGCTTCGGTGGTTTCTGGGTTTTCCTCGGTAGCTGCGACCTGAGAAATTTGTGCATCCTTAAATGCTGGGTTTGTTACATGGGCTACGGCTTCAAGTTTGGCGGATGATACGACCATCACGCCTTTCTCAATTACGTATTCGCCCACATTGGCTTCGATGCTAAATGCCGGGCGCAATCCCTCGGATGCTTCAACAAGTGCATCATTTCCTGCACCAGTTGGCGCAATTTTGAAAGCCATTGAAATACCTGCAGGTGTAACTTCCTCACTGCCAGCAATACCGCGACCTAATGGGCGTGTCCGGTCATGTTCCATGTTTAACACAATCTGGCTGGCATCAATGTCGCCAAATGCGCCAAACTCAAAACGCACTGGCCCGGCAGAGGTGTTGCCAACTTTAGCAAAAGGTACTACTAAGCCTTTAATTGTTCGTGTTTCAACACTTGCGGCCAACACTTGGCCCTCAAAATTAAGTTGCATTTGCTTCATTTCCTCTCGGTGCTAATTCCATTTGCTCACGCGCTTCCTCTACATCGATGATTCCAGCTGCAAGCATTCTTTCCAATACTTCAATTTGTTCTAGTGGATTTCCGCGTAAGTAATCATCTAAATCAAACTTAACAACCGAGCCTCTCGGAGTCAGATCATTCATAGATAATCTTTCCGAAATGCAAGCCATGTAAGGCTTAAGCGAGAAATCCACCAAACTACGTCGCTCTTGTGAAACATTTGAGTAAGTGGCACTTGCGCTTTCGGCGTTTATGTACCATGCCGGGATGTTGCATAGTCGGGCAATTTCCGCAGCTGTGTTTAAGCGAGATTCAGAAAGTTGCATCTGCCCGGCATCATAGCCAAATGTAGTTACATCTAAAGGCCCTGACAAATAAGCGGTGGATCGTTGCTGTCTAGCTAGTTTCCATTGAGCCAATAAACTTGACACTTGCTCTGGCGGTAAATCCACGCCAGTGTTCTTTATAACCATTGTTGGGTTAGGTTCGGCAGCCATTCGGCTCACTGCCATTTCAAGTTCTAATGCAGTTCTAATTGTTCGTCCACCACGATTTAATAAGCCCTCATCTAAGCCACTAAACATGATTATCGATCCAACACCATAAGCAGGACACAAATTACCGTCTAAATAAAAACCATTTAGGATCTCGTCAGTTTGTAAGTCAGTTGTAAATGTTACTCTTGTTGGATCTATACGGCGACATGCAATAGGTCGACCATCCTCTGGACTAACTTCCAAAACAAGCCAAAACGCATGTCCCTTGAAGAGGATGTCCTCAATGGTCCAACACATCGTAATAAAACGTGGCAAGGCTGGATCAGGTTGCTTTAAGAGTGGTCGGCCCTCAATTTTTGCGCCAGTAATTTCATTGTAAGAATGTAAGCCAAGTTCGCCAATAGTTCCACAGATAATGTTTCTGGCTCTGGCAACAGCTGGTACTTGCATAGCATCGCCGCGGTTAATACCAAAGGCTTGGAATGGGCTGAAATTATCTTGGTAATAAGGTATGGCCAAATTTGCTTTGGCTTGTACGTCTGATTTTTCTGGTGTTGTACCCAGTAAGAAATCTATAAATCCCATTTTGTCATTACACCATAGGCAAATGACATTCGTGTAATTTGTCAGGCTTTGTCACGTTGTTGCGCGTGTTGTCACCTATGCGCTGACGATGCTCACACTTTGTTGTGGCTCGGTGGCGTGACCCACCGCCATGACCAAAGCGATTGCAGCTGTGATCGGTACTTGTGCGGCTCGTCTAGCAATGCGCCAACCGCCATCCGATGCCGGGCGGCGAGCGCAACTGACCAGGTGGCTGTGCATAGTTTCCTGGGCAGGATGTAGCAGCTGCCGAGATTGCATTGCGTTCATTGCCTGGTCACACATGATCGAGAATCCTGCCGAGTTCCAAGGCGTTGGCGCTGTCGGGATTCCAGCCTGGGCAAGTCTTGGCGCAATGTAGCCAGCAGTGTTTGGATCATAGGCAAGCACCCTTGGGCGATACCGTCGAGTCAGTGCGGCTATTTCCCCAGCTAGTTCTAAGTCGTTGATGCCGCCCTCTTTTTTCCATTCGTGCAGAAATACGCCATACCCGTTTTCTCGCTGTTGCAAAGTAACCAGGCAAGCCAACTCCCGATTGAAATTCAGATCCATTGCCATCCAAGTCGGCAACCCATCCTCAAGCATGATGTCGGCTTCACATTCGTTCCATACCTGCATTGGCCAAGGCGAGTCGATAGCATCCACCCACATACAAAGGGTTTCAGTTTTGAACGCATCTGGGCTGTCAAAGGTTGCCGCATCCTTGATGTTTTGTTCGTTGATTGTGTAGCCCATTGCAGGGTTGGCCATTTTCCAGGCTTCGATGTCGTCAACCGATGAACCTGCTGGGGCGCTGTATTCGTAGTAACCCATACGATCACTGGCAAAGGTCAGGGCGCGGCGGCGTTGTTCGTTAAGCACATTGGATGTCAGATCGCCAGCATTGGATGTCCAAAACACTTGGGCGTTGGGTCTGGCTCGGGTAATCGGGGTAACGGCTGCCCAAGTTGCCTCGTCAATTTCTCGCAGCTCATCGACATAAAGTAAGTCGGCGGTGCTGCCGCGTGGCCCTTCGGATGTCGCGGCTCGGATCGAATACTTGCGAATACGCTCACACTTTTGCCCACAGGCTTTTGGGTAATGGTGGCAATACACCTCTAACTCCTCTTGGCCGTTAGTTCGGGAAACTCGCTTAATCCGCTTACGCATCCAATCCAAAGACTCGGCCATGTCAACTGTTTGCTTAAAAGTGTCCAGCGAAAGTTGCCGAGTCTGGGACATGGCGATGGCATTCTTTTCACCAAAGACATAAAGGCCAGCCAAAATCCGCATCCGCATCATATGGGTTTTGCCATTCTGCCGGGCGACCAAAACTCCTACACTTGATCGCGCCCACTTGCCGTTAGGCAAAATCTTTAGGGCATCATCCATGACGTGTTGTTGCCAGGGTAAGAGTGGGACTCCAAGTTCGTCAGCTAGTGCCGATACCACTGGCCCTGCGCTGGGCAGGTTTAGGCTTGGGCTTTCGATCCTTGGCTTCGATAAGCCGTAGATAGTTTCCGACATGATTAGTCCCGTCATTTTCCTCGCCCTGTTTTCCTAGTGTTCGTGTTTCGACTGTGAGATGCAACTGCTGTAAGACTTGTAAATACTTTGCCGCCAAAGGCGTGGCCTCTTTGAGATCGCCCATGTCAAAAGCCGTATCCAATGCCAAAGCAATCCGCCGGGCGAGAGTCATGGCCGCTACATCAGTTGGCGCGATCCAATTCGCTACCGACAATGCAGAATTCAACGATAGGTAGATGCCCATTGGTTTATCCTCTGGCGCTTCTGGATTCTTTAAGGTCATGGCTTGGGCCTTTCGGTTGTGGGTGGATCAAATCTGACCAATCGGGGAGAAATAAGAGA